CACTAGAATTGTTAACAGCACAAGTTTTAGTTAATATAAAATAGTTGTTGACAAATTATAAAAAGTGAGTTATAATATTGACGGAACATGATAATAAGTTAATAAGAAAGGATGGTTGCTATGACAATTAAAACTTATATTCTATTGTGCTAATATAACTATGGCTAGTCGTGTACGCATCATGGAACAAGGGCATGACTCTTTTGAGTCTGACTTACTGGATGTATATAACGATTTCTGTTATAGAAAAATCAAGTGGTTTTCTGTCGAAGACGGTCTAATTATAATAAAACTTAAAAGAAAGGAGTGATCACATGACATTACGAAAGCTATTTGAAATGTGCACCAATTGCAATTCTAGAAAATATTTCAAGGTCATAATTAACGGAAATGTTGAAATATTACCGACACTGGACGGTATAGAAAAATACGGGGAATGCGAGGTGTATAATTTCGGCGTTCATGGTAGAATAATATCAGTAGTTTTGATGGAAAAGGAGTGAACATATATGACATTACAGGACTTATTATTAGCATGTGGCAATCTGAAAAACGGTTCGGTGGTTGTAATAACAGATGTGAATAACAAGACTATCTATCGAGATACAATGAGTGGCTGTTTTGAAAACAATCCCGCATATATGAAAATGGAAGTAGATTACTTCAAAATCTTCTTTCACAAGAACGGCGACCAAATCATCTGTCTAATTTAAAAAGAGGGCTATAAGCCCTCTTTTTTATTTAAATCAGAATTGGCTGATAAGTGATTGTACCAGGAGCCGTAGCGAAAGACCAATGTCCACCCGCAGGAACAAAGAACGTGTTCACATCACCAATTGGATCAGAAGTGACATTATCATTTACATAGATTCCAGTGCCGCCCGTCTGATACACGATTGCCGGATACCTGTCACTTATTTTAATCGCCTTACCGGGTGTTAGCGTAGAAGGGTCGACGTGCTGTTTTTGTAAACATTTCGGTCTATTGATGATATTCGCGTCTAACTCATTATATATTTTTAATGAGCATGTTCTAGGATTGATTGCACCGCGCTCATCCAGCGTTTTCACATTAGCACCGCGAGTGATAATGTCAATGTAACTGTCTGCCAACTCCTGTTTGTTCTGGACTTCCGCCGTTTTGTTGCCACGACATTCTGCACCGTTAATAATAACATTGCTTGTTGTGTCAACAACAATTCCGTACTTATTGTTGTAAAAATGTCCACCATTGACACTAGCACCCGTGTTTGTTTCAAAAAGGCACCCGATGTCAGATGATTCACCCGTACTGTCATTAAGAAAAACCGGAGCGTTGATGTCATAGCAACAGCCAGCGCCACCATCGAAAATGGTATATCCATGGCAGTTATTGACAGAGCAACCGTTTGACCATGAGGTTGCAGAGGTTGTTAAAATAATACCTATCTTTGCATTTGAAAAGCAAACATGATTGATAAAGGAATCGGACGGCCCCAGGAAATTGATACATTTCGTACAGTGCTGAATTAACGATTTCTCAATATAAGATTCGAAAGTATCGCCACTGGGCGTGAATCCCGTGTTTTTGTTGTATTCTGAATAAATACCCGTTTCAAAATGTTCGATGAAACACTGCTGAATGAAGTAGTGATAGCCGTAAATTTTCACACCCGTGCGCATGTCATTGCCGGTGAGATGAAGATTGAACAGAGAGAATCCGTGAGGTGCTTCGGCATTTCCTTTTCCCGTCCGGTCATCAAAGTCACGGGTGACAAAGCCGTCATTATTCACACATTTCAAAATGGTATCGGTTGCCGATTCGCCGAGAATGAGCATACCACTGTCAACCACAATCGGTTTTTCCAGCCGGTACGTGCCGTTCGGGATAAAGCAGATTTTAAAAGTATCCAGCACGGTCTGGATGATGGTAGAAGCATCTTTCCCTCCGGTGTTATCCGCCCCGTTCGAAATGACATTGTAGGGCGTAGTTAAAAGTCCTTTTTCATAAAGACTCTCGATCATCTTACGAGTGGTTTCACCGATAACACCCTCGATGTTTTTCACATACTCCTCGACGTTTTTCATCTGTCCAAGAATCCAGTCAAGGTTTAATTCGTGAAAATTAGTATACGGAAACTGATCAAATAATCCCATTTCACATTCTCCTTTCAATAAATCAGTAAACAGAAACGTTCTTTGAAATCATTGATAATAAAATCAATGATATTGAACATGGCGATTTCGCGTTCCGCAGTAATCATCTGCTGAGTTAACGTGATTCCGATGTTTCCGGTTTCTGTCTGTTCATGCGTTGTTTCACCTGTGTTGTTATCGCTTGTTTCACGGGAAACATCGTTTGTTTCATTACCGGTATTTGCAATCGTTTTCGTTCCGGAATTTGTTACTTTTCCGTTGCCAGTGAAATCTTCTGTGCTTTCGGTGCTGTTGTTTTCGCTTGCTGTGCTGTTTGTTTTCTCCCGGTTCTGAAAATCTGTGCTGTCATAGGCACTGACTTTTCCGGTTGTCTCATCACTTCCCGTACGGGTATTTGTACCCGTTCCGGTTGTTTTATTTGTTGTGTTGCTAGTTGATGTATATTCATCATTGGTTGTTCCATTGGCGTTGGTGGTTTTTGATCCTTTTTCCGTTTCTGTCTTCTTTCCGGTTGCGCTCTGCCGTTCCGTCCAGACAGATTTTCCGTCTTTGTTCCAGATCGGATTGTATTTATAGCAGATGGTGTTATACATTTTCTGCCACACCAGTTTCTCTTTTGCAGACCAAATTTTGATGATGCGCTTTAATGCGTTAAAGTCTGAATACAAGATTTCAAACTCGGCGCATTCCACCAGCAGATTTTCCACTACGGTCTGAGGATCAATGATAACATCCGTGTAGTAGGAATCTGCATAGCCAGATGGGATACCATATCTGTTTGGTAAACTTTCGATCAGTCCATCCAAAAGGGATTCATCATAATTATACAGTCCTAACAGGCTCAACGTTGCCATCTTCTACACCTCCTTTGTAACGCCAGTCCACATCCAGTTTGATGCCGAACATCTCTCGCACTTTCTTGCAGGATTCTTTTAATTCTTCCAGCCAGAGGTCACACTTTGAACGTGTCTCCACCTTATTAGCGTTCACCTCATCTGTGATTAACCGCTCCTTTTTGTCCGTGTTGGCGTTCGGGATGCCCACATCCGTGCAGAACATAGCTTCGATTTTCCGCATATCCGAAAGCACTTGATCTGCAATGTAGTTCTGACCGACGTTCTGGTTGAACATCTGCCAGCTCGCCTGTCCGTCTTCCCGGAATAACTGTTTGTCAATGACAGCAGCTGCATTTCCCGCCGCAATCTGATCATACAGCTTTTTGAATGTTTCCGCCATAGCTTTGTTCTCGGCGGCAAAGACATAAGCAAGTTTACTGTTGACCAGATTCATTCCTACGGATTCAGCGCAGAGAGCCAGCATATCCGCATAATAGGTAACAATATCCATGATGCCGCCGTAATCCGGCTGTAACCGAACCAGTTCGCACTGCAAACCAATTCTCGGTTCCAGTGTCCCGGAGAGGAGTGGGTTCGTGATGATTGCGTTCGTTGGCTGATAGAATACATCATACCCCCGCAGACCGCAGGCCTGTGGGATCACTCCGTACCTGTCTGTGTTGACTACAGCGAAAAAGCCCCAGCAGTACAGCGTATAAAGGGTGTAGTTCTTCGACCATTCCGACGGCATCTCCCATTTGAATACGCTCATCGCTTTCTGTAAGAGATACCGCTGAAAATAAAGAGATAAGCTGGTATTCCGGCAATGCACGGTACTCGGTGAAATCACCGAGTTTGCCGCGTTGATATAGTCCGCTGAAAAGGGTATGCCATTATACATTCTTTCTGTCCCTCCGTTTCTTTTTACTGAGAACCGCAATCAGAAAGGTCGTTCCTGTCCCAGGTGTTGCCCCTGTGCTGAGGAAGCGATAAATTAACACTGCGTTGTTATAACGCTCTGATTCGCTGAGGTAACGGTTACCTTTTGCCCAGGTCGTGATAGATGTATCATTCGCATGAGAGATGATATAGTCATAACAGTTCTGTGCATACTGCACACGGGCATCCCACGAGCTGTCATGAATCCCTTCCCAACCGATGTTCCATGCGTGGGTTAACGCCGCAATATCTGTACTGTCACTGGTCAAAAATTCAGTCAGATTCTTGTAGGCCGAAGCTTCCCCAGTACTGTACCATACATTTTCATGGATCAGATAGTTTAACTGTCCAACGCCGTCATCATCCGCATAGCCGTTGTTCATTAACCATTCATGTAATTTGTAAAGCCGTCCGTGCGTATCACCTTCCGTATTTGTCCACTGACCAAGGCCAAACCCGACTAGAAGATCCGTAAATGAAGATTCATTTAAATCCTGCCAGATGCCGGGATTGATGCCGGATTCCTGCCAGAAATTACCGCAAATAGCGGCTACTACATAAGCGCTACTTCCTTTTGCCCCAGTTGCTCCGCCGCCGTAGCGGTGGCAGGTGTCCCAGGTAGCCGGATTGCTGTCTCCGGTGTTAATTGACACCTGTTCCCCCAAGGGATAGGTGGAACTGTGCGCGCCCATGGTTCTGCGACCATCATAGACCATTTCCGTGTGGTTTCCGTACTGGTTATTCCGCACAAGAATATCACCGGGCTTCCATGGATCGCCAACCGGGACACGGTTGAAGCCTAAAGCATCCAGCACACCGCCCATGTCATACGTAGTGAATGGCCATGATTGTCCGCCGTGGGCGGCTACTACATCGAAACCGGATGCAAGAAGAGCATACCAGATAAAGGAACTGCAATCATAATAAGTGATTCCGTTCACGGTCTGCTGATTTCTGTAGGTCTGTGAATAGCCAACATTCTTTTTGTTGCAAGTGTCTATCGCCCACTGATAGGACACTTGGATATTCCCTGCCATCAGCGATACCTCTTTATAACAGGAAGAAGCTCATTCACACACTTCTGCACCTTGACGGGATCGAAGCCGTCTGCCTTTAACCGCTTGATACGGTCTGACCCGTTCCCATAGTTTCCACCGATTACAAGGATAGCTACTGCCACGGTTGTCGGCAGTGAATACATTTTAATCTCACTCATAATAGAATCCTCCTTCTAAATATTCTTTTACTATTTGCTTTTCCGGTTCTGTAGCGGAAAAATTGATTGCTCCGTTTTCCACTTTTACATAGCCTGTGCAATCCGATATTTTCCGGTTCTGACAGATCGGTTTTCCGTTATCTGCTACGTCAAACATAACTGATTCATAGTAGTTTGCGAAGAGAGTGGCTTTTCCGCCGAGCGAATCTGCCGCCATGCCGCTATTAGTGCCTGTGCTTTGTACGGACGCATTACTAGCGAACACGCTGGATGCGATGCTACTTGCGCTGAACTTCTGACCGATGCTACCGATTACACCGCCGAGGGAGTTTTTCGCCGCTTCGATCAACCCGCTTACACTACCCGTAGCGCTTTTCAGATTCAAACCTACGTTCGATAACTGCATCTGCACACCTACCTGTGCTTCACCATTGTACAGCGCATCATTTGTTAATTTTGATGTGACAGTTAAGATTGCTTTTCCGCTCACAAAATCGTAGGTGATGTTACAACTAACTCCGCTTTTCCCGATTTTTGACGCATCCAATTGAACTGCACCCCACGGTTGCAAGTACAGATAGTAGTTTGCCCACGGTGTCCGGTAGAGATAAGTAATATCTTTGTTGTTGGTTCGGTCTGGTCTAGCTAAAGAAAACGGATAGTTCCGTGTGGTCTGTGATAATACGGACGCTTCAAGGTTTGATTTCCAGTAACCAAAGGCAATTGTCTTTTTGACTGGATCAACCGGAACGCCCGTTGGAAACCACATACATGACACCACATATTGAAATGGGTCAATGAATGCTTTCGCAACGTCACCGGAAAAGTCTGTGATCTGATCCCATGATTGGATATCTCCTAACATGTATGCACGGAAATCTGCCATTTCTTTTCCGGTCATAACATAGTAGGCAACTGCTCCGTAGGCAGTGTCCAGATTATTCACAATGCCCACCACATAATAGCCGTTTGCCACGGTCGGATTCTCAATCCATCCGTCCTCCAGGGTAAATTCTGTTTTTTGCGTGTCAATTTCGGTAGTTGCCGGATAAAGTAAATCTGTAATAGTAGGGTCTTGGAACGTTGCGCACCGCAGGATATAGGCGGTTGTGCCACCTATCACCGTTTTGTAGGTTGCTAGAACGTCCTCTGAGAGTACAACACGCCATATACCTTTTTCCCATATCACATCTTGAACGAAATAATACCGGGAGAAAGCGGGGATAAAGGCATAGTTATAAGCAGTCACATTTTCAACCACTTCCAGTTCCGGTCTGATGATAGAGGTGTTGTCTTTTAGCACGGCTTGTACAGTGAATCCCCCCGTTGCGGGGGGATTTTTTGTACTGTTGAGCCGTTTTGAGAATGTGTAAAGAGTAACTGATAATGCCATGTTTACTCCTTTCTTCATGTTTCACGTGAAACATTATTATGAAGCGACGGGATCTTCGATGAAGAAAATGACAGCGTTTTCTGTGAAATCATTCCAGTAGCGGTCTGTGAAATGCCAGAACTGATTGTAGTAGCCACCGCGCGCATTGAATGGGCTGGGCTGTGCCCACTCGTTTACGGTTGTGTATCCTGCCGCGTCTTCATCAAAAAGAACCCCAAATACATTATCAATCTTGGACTGAACCCCTACGCTGAGTGTGCCATCTTTTTTAAGCATAGTTCTCTTAACGTTAATGGAAGATGGTGACAAAGCGGCCTGCCAGTAATTTACTTTTTCAAAATCAACTACTTTCAGGAAGTCCGGATTGAAAACTGTTGAATAGACCTCTGAATTGATTTTGTTGACTAAATCTGTATAGAGATAGAACTTCATACGTTCTTTCGGCGTGTGTCGAAGCACCTTATAATCTGTTAACTGTGAACAAAAAAGACTATTTCTATCTGTCATTAAATCGGCTATTGTATTGACTGTCGAAAAAGCAAATTTAACAAAAGATTCGAAGTTTTCTGTTTTGAACACATCGACAACTTTCAGAGCGCGACCTGTCGATTCGTTGAAGAGCTTCAGAAGATTGATCGCGCGTCTTCCGCCGTTTGCCCGTGCCAGAAGATCAGTTGATGTGTCTAGCACTTCCGCAGCATAAATGCCGCCTATCAAATTCGCAATAGTAGCCCGCGCAGTTTCTTCATGTGCCTGCTCAATCATATCAGATGAATTCTGCGTAACCATTGAAATGAATGATGCAAACTCATCCGGTGAGGATAAAGCACAGTCTATCTGATCCTTATAAATTGTTGTCGACTTCTGATAGACGTTTGCCCCATAAAAGTTTGTCTGTAAAACTTTCGGTTTGTTCACTTTATACTGATCAATAGACTCCCCGTCTACCAGCTTTAACCTGTCATCATCCTCAAAGGGCTTATCAATAGTCAGCAGTTTACGAACGTGATTTCCATAGCGCTGGTTTGACACGTTCAATCCTTTGAATTTTCTAGTGTAGGGTCTCACAGAAAAGATTGTCCTTGACAGCACTTGTGAAATTGCGGTGGAGAGAGGATCATATCCGGTTTTCAGTGCCGTTTGAGCGACAGAAACAAACGATGAAGTGTCGACGGGTGCCGCATTTTTGACACCTGTTGCCTGATTCGTAATTTCGGTCAATACAGTCGAAAGCTGATTAAAAGATAAATCATTTATTGCCATTCTTATTTTTCTCCTTTCGGATTGATAATTGATGCTAAAATATCATCGGTTGTTTCCTGCTGCACGACAGGCTGAGATGAAAAAAGCAACGCCTGCTTTTTCATGTCCTCACGAAGTCCTAACAGGGCATCCAAAACGGGGTCGCCAGATGTTTCGGTCTGCTGTACTGGTGCTGTCTGCTGAACCTGGGCGGTCTGCTGAACCGGAACGGTCTGCTGAACCGGCGGTGTCTGCTGAACCGGAACGGTCTGCTGAATCGGTGCTGTCTGCTGTAAACCTGCAAGCGCAACAATCTGCTCTCTTGTAAATCCGGCTCTTGCTAATGCTACAATGTCTTCCTGTTTCATTTTTCTTTTTCTCCTTTCAATGATTCTTCCAATCGGATGAGTGCCTGTGTGTTGTTGTTCAGCGCATCCGTGACTTTTTCCATTTCCGCTTTGTGATTGTCGGACTCTTTCATCATTCTCCAAAAGAGTGCCCCGCAGCAAACGATTGGAAATCCTAACGTCTGCACCATAGTCATGATTGCGTTTGCGTCCATATGCACCTCTTTCTTTCCCGGTTTGTTTAATAAAACAGGCGGTTGTATATACCGCCTGCTGAAAAAGGATTCCCGTCCCGAAACCTGGAACGTGCGCATCCTTCCGGGATTGGTTTCTACGCATCCTTTTCACTTCTGATTATAACATACACCCCGTTTTTAGACAATAGTTAAGTAAAACATTTTGTAAAAAGAACCTGTATGATATAATTTTCAAAAAATAGCGAACGTGATAGAAATGCGATCCATAGATAGCGATATTTTAAGCGAAAGCGCACTTTATCATTTTCGCTCATCGTATAGTTATCTTTAAAAACGCCCGACTTGAAGGGGGTCGCATAGTACTCCTGACGTGATTTATGCCGATAGATGTACATTTCGCCGGCATGGACTAACGGCTTGAATTCCTTGATGTTTCTAGCACCGATGTTATCCGCTCTGTCTTTCGTGAAAACGTTCTTTAATGACATCTGATAAAAGTCAGAATCCCTTGACACCAGATTGTAAAGTGCTGTTTTTTCCTTTGCTTCGGAAACCGGACTGTCTTGACAGATGATTAGTGCCAGACCCCTTTCTTTGTCAATCCAGATAGATGAACCGTTCTGATACATTTTTTCCGCTCTCAGCACCAGTCCCAGTGATATGAACAACTCATTTGCCATATTATTGCTATTAGCGGCACAGATCACTTTGACAGGTGGAATCCCTTTCAATTCACGGTTACGGTTAATTGTTTCATAACAGTTAAAGAAAGCTTCTGCTTCATTTTTCAGTGGTCGTTCGTGCGCTTCTGCGATAAACTCATCATAGAAGACGAGGGAGATATCACTAGCATCAAAACCGCGCATGTTTGAAATGGTTGACAGTGCGAGTGAATAACAGAACGGTTCGGGTGAAATAATCGTTCCTTCCATGTCTGTTTCATAAAAAGCACTGTTCTGTTTTGTCAAAGAAACCGCCTTAAACATCCGGTTCATATCTCTAAGCACAGGTTTGAGCGGTGAAAATTCCGGTTTGGAAATCAGATCAGCTTGTGTTTGTGTTCGTCTCATCAGAGCGAACTTGATCTTTTTCTCAATCGCAAATTTACACACTCCATACGTTTTTCCAGTTCCTCGACCACCTACAATAAAAATGAACGGTACTGGTATGTTGTAAATAGCCGGTATATTGATAAAGCCATTACGGTCATAAATGTTCTTTTCCTTCATGATATCACCTCTATGAAAAAAGCCCCGATAACGGAACGGGGCTTTGCTTAAAATACACAAATGAGATATAGTTTATAATTTGTTAATTGTTTACTAGTTACTCAGCATAGGCGCAAGTGATAAAGTGCCGTCCTGCTTTTGACTGTCCACCGATTACCTTAACGGCGGTAATCTCTTCCCCGCTGTCTGCGAACATGTCACAGAGTACGGAAAATGCTTCGATGAAAGTCCGGCTGTTTGTTGCGTATGCAACATTCTCCTCAGACAGGATAGAAAGAAGGGTCTGTTCATTTCCATCTTTGTCTGTGTCGGAATAAAGCATCCAGTTAACCACCGGAACATTCATCCCCTCGGCATCTCTCATTCTACGAATCTCGGGATTCATTGACATGAGATATTTCTCTTTTACGGTAATCTTTTCATTTTTACTTCTGATAATTTTCATTGTTATTTCTCCTTTCTGGTTGCGTAGTTGATAAAATCATCAGCGGTCATTGTATAGACCTCAGATGTAATGTTGAGAACATCGAAGCTCAAATATCCCCTGTCTTCTTCCATAATCCAGTTTTCAATTCGCTCACGGGACGGCGTTCTCAGAGACTTCATTTTTCTAATTACAATCTCTTCTGTTTTCGTTTCTTCGTTATAACGACAAACACGTATGGTTGTTGTTACAACGCTTTTAGAAATGTTTCCTTTCATTTTCCTACTCCTTTCTTTTCATCTTTATCTTTATCTTTATCTGTATTACATAAAACATTATAAACCTTTTTATTATTTTTGTCAACCTAATAATTTTGTTCCTTTTAAAATATTGATTGATTTATTGTACAACAAAGCGTCTTGTAAAATTTCCTCATATTCTTTTGTAATGCCCACTGCATAAGTGGTAGGACGCAACACCACGTTTTTAGTTATTTCAATTATTTTTCCGTCTTTGTTTTTATATTTTGTTATCTCCGGCTTGTCATTGTAAACCGTTTCCAGTTTTCCGCAATCGCTGAATACAAACCCGGGCTTTAATGCATCCAGGCCGCCTTTCTTCTTTAACTCTTCCGCACCAGCTTTTTTCGGTACTCCTGCAACCGTGATCTTTAATTTCCCGTCTGCTTCATAGGCGTATTTTTTCGCTCCCCATGTGATGAATCGTTCTGCGTCCTTTTCCTGTTCATAGACTTCCATATAATGATCTTCGCCTTGAGGATCTGTAGCCCATGCGCCGTTCTCTTTCGACAACTTTACTTTTTCATTATTATATGTCGAAAAATCTACATCCCCCAAGTACTTGATTGAATCCGTGTCGCAGTAGATAAACGTTCCGCCTTGATCAGTTACAATCCGCATTCCTCGTTCCAACTCATACCGTGCCCATGCGGTACACCAGACTCCCCAAGTATAGGGAATGAACGCCCGTTTCATGAACTCTTCCAGTAGTTCTTTTTTCGTCTTTGACGTATCAATTGTAAATTCTTCATCTTGATACAATATTGACTCTTTTACAGGGTCTTGCGCTGTCATACCGTAGATAGAGTTAAGCTTATTTTTACTTTTCATATAAAAATATTCCTGCCCTTCTACGTCCTTCAACTCTGTTTTCTTTTTGTAATAGAGACAGATGGTTTCAATCATGGCGGCAGGGAGTTTTCCATAACGAGCTGTGTAAACTTCAATCGGTATGATCTCATCAATGTGATACTCTTCGACTATGATTCTTAAATCAACATCCGTGATAGATGTCTCCAAATAATCTGCGCTTAATATCCTACCGTTGTCATACACTCCATTTACTACAGTTCTGCACTTGTCTTTTGCCAGATACGGGCAACCCCATGAGTAATCATTTAAGGAGACCCCCTTGAATGATACACGCATCAGAATTGCTTTTTCTCTTCTTTTCATTAGATCAATGATCTGACCTGCATCGGGAACGGGTTTTGAAATCTTGTGAAATCGGGTGACCGGATACGCTCGGTTGCACTGAACACCCGGATAACTTGATGAACGGTCGGCGGAATGGACACCCTCAAGAATCCATCCGGCATAGAATCGGTTCGCATGTGTGTTGCCGCCACGGAACGCCTCTCTTGCTACTTGATAGACATCGAAATCCGGCTGGATTCCCATAATCCAGCGGTTGCCCTCAAGTGCGCTTTTTACATCACGTCGAACATACCCGGTTGATGTCAGCGGGATTGTATACAACGTATCACCATCATTTTTCATTTCTGTCTTAATCGCTTCGACCAGACCTTGCACATCGTTAATACAATATGCTAATTCTTCGTCACTTAGCGGTGTATATGAATAACGCTCCACATTATAGTCCAAGTCACCGGAAAGCTTCTTATGCTTGACATTCATTTTATCTGTAAATGTTTCTAAAGACATATTTGTTTGAATATAGGAACATCTAAACTCAAAATGCTCAAACATCTCGCACTTGCAAACTTTTCGTTTGTCCAAAGCAAAAACCTCTTCCTTTGAAAAAGGATAGATTCCCGAAAGAAACTGGAACTCAAAGGAAAGGTTATGGACATATACTACGATGTAGTCCATGTCTTCCAGATCAGCTGCTATCGCTCTCATGAAGTAGTCAAACTCTCTCCATGTTCTGCCGATCACCGTGACATATTCGTCAACTTGAAACTGCCAGATGTACATTACCGACTGCTCAATTTCTTTTATGCGAGTGGTTTCAATGTCAAAAGCACAAACCAGATTTTTATAGTTTTTCTTATTCCTCGAGCCTTTTTTTCTTTTCACATTTCCCGCTTTTTTAAAAATCGAATAGTCGAAAGCATATACATCTGTTATCATATCATTTTTTGCCTTTCTTCTTTAATAGACTCAGAATCTCATCTGCACTCTTTGATTCAATGTTTGGTATTTTGCTAATCAAAAAACGATTCTTTAACCAGCTTTCCAAGTCTTTTACTAATGCGGTCGGATCAACCTTATACCTAGTAGCTTCCCATAATTCTACAGTAGCTTCAGAGTCATATTCTAAATCCGTTGCCTGCTCCGATAACAATTCCATGAAATCGGTGAAATTTTGAAAATTTTCCTCGGTCACGTCATAATCATATGAGCGTAACTTTGCTATTTTTTGTGTTCTTAAATCTTTCTGACCTGTCACTGTAGAGAGCGGATTATCTATGAAACGTGCCAGTTGTGATAGAGCCAAAGGAACTTGTCTCTCTGTCAACTCCGACAGTTTTTTTGTATTTGTAGCATTATATTTATATGCAGATGATTTTCCGAAACCTGCTTTAGTAAGACGGAAAAGTCGCTTGATTGCTATTGCTCGGAGTCTTGAATATTCTTTTCTTATCTCAGATGATGTATATTCATTTACGAGATACTGTGGATTATAATGCTCAATTGCACCAAAACTGAGTTTGGCCGATGGTTTGAATAATGCCATTATGCGATCTCCTTTCTATATGTTTCACGTGAAACATCAAAAACCGAATAGATAAAGCGTAGGAAATGCTAAAATTGATAGCAGTGCCAAAAGCGATATAAATATAATCTGCGTTGTTTCTTTCATTATTCATCCTCGCTATAAAACGCGACATCAACACTGTTCAAACCTGTGACAGTAAACCAATCAACCTCTCTCTCGCCAAACTCTTCTAAAACACTCCACATTTTTTCATTGCAAGCAGCTTTTCCACCATCAAAAACGCGAACATCCGCACAACTCACAAGGTTTGTGCAACTAAAACATAACTCTCTAAACGTCATATTATTTATCCTTTCTTTAACCTGTTATCTTGTTTCTAAGAAGATTATAGCACAGTAGTTATTGTTTGTCAACAACTATTTTATATTAACTAAAACTTGTGCTGTTAACAATTCTAGTGCATAGACGAGTGCATGTGGGAACTTTAGTGCAGTAACGCGTTAATGCTTTACCACTTTAATGTGCTAAAG